AAATCCATTCAAGAAGTCTCCGTACGGATTTGCCTTATTTGTAATCGCAACAATCGGCATAGTGATTCCGCTTGTAAGACCTCCTATAACTTTATTTGGTTCAGATATAATATCAGACCTGATTGTATAATAAGGTCTTAATGTTTTTGTAGGCAATCTTTCAGCAGTTATATTAACAGACTCTACTGGACTGACTGTAATGGCTGGAGTAATATATCTCCCTCCTGTTGTAAATCCTGTTCCTCCTGGTTGTAAGGCGATAGGCAGGACAGGAGTGATTTGTTTCGCTGCAACTGTATTCTGCTGATAAGCACCGATGTCTCCCTCTGAAACAATAGCATTCGTTGTGATAATATTTACATTATTTAAATCCGCATTTGCTCCTGTTGCTTTTAATCTAACTTGTCTTGATGATTGTGAATTAGGATTGTGAAACTGATTGTATCTAAATCCCATAATCCCAACAAGACTTTCATCCCATAAATTTTCTGGGACAACCCAATCTTCTATGAAAAGACCGCTCTGGGCGTCCATTACAGACCAAGGATCTATTCCTACATTATGTGAAATATAAGCATTGTCTGAACCGCCAGTTGCGGAGGCAGTAAATTCATCCGTATATGGGGTCATTTCAGGACAATAGTTCCATCGTAGCATTCTTTTATTGATTTTATAACAAGGATCGTCAGCAGAAGGATTATTAGGAGCGTTCGCCTGTGCAGATGCTCTTATATATGAAGCGTCAAATGTATTCCCAACTTTCTCTGAAGTATGAAAATCGCTCAATTGAAATCTTCCCTGTTCTTCATTATATTTAATCTGTGGTTCTTCTGCTCCAAGATACATCCCAAATTGATATTTTTCTAATTCATATTTTTTCCCTGTTGTTGCTTGACTGAAATAATAATCACTCGTCCATAGTGTAGAACCTAATACAGTGCCGAAACTATTTCCTTGCTCTGTAGAGTTCCCATTAAATAATATCATTGCAGCCGTGCCGTATGAAGTGAAATGAAAATCATATCCATATATTCTGTTTCCTACTCCCAAGACCTCGGTTGGGTCTCCTGGACTTGCTGATGCGTTTGTATGAAAGAAATGGTCTGGGATCTTATTGCCTGTTCTTGTGAATTGAAAACCGATTACATATTCAGGTTCATCTACAGCGTTTATAGTTCTAATTTTTCTTGCGAATCCATACGCCAAATCATTATAATCTGCTTCTAAATCTGTCTTGAAATATGCCTTGCCCCTGTCTGTATAACCGACATCATTTTCAGTTTGTTCTACTCTGTCTGGATTGAAATCAATAAACATAGGATAAGAATTCTGTGAAGCAGAAACAGCACTATTATATAAATCATATCCAAAAGAAGGAGCAGAAGCATTTCTTATATTTGCTCCAAAATTCCATTTTTTAAGACCGAAACCTGGGATAGTTTGTTGTCCGTTAAAATTATCAAATAAATTCACATGAACGTATCTGGTTTCATCAACATTACATTCATATCCTGATTGTGTATAGTCAAATAATTCTGGATAAGTTCGCTGAGCGTCAAAGAACGCCTTGAACCTTAATATGTTTTCTTTATTCCATTCGGTGGATGTCACGAAAACTGCTTCACCTTTTGACATTGGAGTAAATTCAGAGCAGACTAAACCATTCTTGCCTCCAGTATATCCGGCAAAATAATCATTGGGGTCAGCAGGATTTAAATTAGGACCATTCACAAGGATCCCTGATGTATATAATTCAGGTCGTTTTATTCCTATATTTTGATAGGATGCTAAATATTTGTATGCTTGAGGGACATTCCAAGTTGCAGCAGTTTTACGAAATTCATCATAGAAAGTTTTAGAATAAGAAGTCTGGGTCGCACAATTATAGACCTTATATGCGTCTGTTTCTGTTTTGAATGTAAAAGGTTCTCTCCTGACATATGCCCCTGTCGCTGGTTGTGTTGGATATTCATATTTTTCGAAATCTTGTCTTTCATTTAATTCTTGGGTTAATTGATCTGATAAATCACTCGGTGAATTATATCCTGGATTTGCTTTCATAGTTAATAAATCTTTCACCTGAACATAATCTCCAATGAGTGCCGGATCCCTGAATGATTCACATTCAGCAGCATTGAAAGAACCTGCCGTTGTTGGAGGCAGAAATACATCACTACTCGCTAACGGAAACTGAAATGTAAATTGATTATGTGTGGAGGTCGTTAGACCTGCAGCAGGAGTAGATATTTTTATTTCTGTCGTAGATATTACTTCTAAAACAACAGGAGTTCCAGCGAAAGCATTTAGAGGGACTTGTGTTATGAGCACCATTTCAGGGATAATATCTTTTGTTGTTGAACCATGAGCGAGAGTAATTATTTGAGAACCAACTTTTGCTTGTCCTGTCACCTTCGGTGCTACGGAGTGAGGAGTATCAAAGAATGTTTGTTTTCTTCTAAAAATTGTGTAGCGAGAACCATCATTGCGACCATCTATCCTATGTCTGCCGTGAGCGACTCCAACTCTATAGGGCCAGTATTTCACATTAATATCTGCTTTACATCTATTTAATGGATAAGGAGCATTTTGGGTTTGTCCTATATCCCCTGATATTGCAGCGTTGTCCCTTGAAGCATATGTTTTCCAATTGAGCGTCACGCCATCCCCAATCCATCTACGAGGCAGGTGAGCATAATATTCACCATTCGCACATTTATAGGGTGAAACAACTAAATTTAATGTATCATCCCTGACTTCAATTGTTTTTTTTGTATTCGCAACAGTATAGAGAACATATTTACAAGGGAGTTCATCCGCAAATAAACTTTCAACAGTATCAGTTGTTTCTATTTCAACAGAAGCATTAAGATCTTGTCCCTTAATTTGAATTTGTCCTGCTTCTGCCCCTATTTCACTTACATATGAACTATGAACTGATATTTTATCTCCTGGTTTTAAATTAATGCCGTCTCCTGTCCTATTAGTCCATTGAGAAGGATTTTCTTTATTGTTCGCAAGACCTTCGTCGCTTTGGGAGCGAGGACATTCAATTAAAGTTGTGCGAGTTATTCCGCTCATTTTTAATATGAACGATTATAAAAAAATGAAGTTAATGAATTTAAATTTAAGCAAACGCCATAGAAAACATGCCGTCCTTCAGCGAAGCAACCTTCATCACCTGAAGCCAACAGCGGAGAGTAGAAGCACCTCCCATAGTCTTTCTGGTGTCGTAGAGTTCAATGCCCCTTGAATTTACTCGCTCACCCTTGTTGAGGCGATATGCCGTGTAAAAGAACTTCTGGCGTAAAGTAAGATCGGCGGTGTAATCTTCAAATTCAACTGCTCCAGCATTATCATTTGCTAACTGACCTTCACCCCTGTATAAATCACGAGAGATGTATGGGACTCTGCCCTCCGACTGAAAGACATTGTGATAGTGCCGAGCATCATTCACTACATCAATAGGATACAAGAAATTATCATTATATTTAAGATTGGTCGTCACCGTGCCTGTGCTCTGTGCCGTAATAGCAGGACCTTCCGCAACATAATCATTTAACAGAGCATCCGAACTTTCTGATGTCTGCTGTGCTCCGCAGAAAACCTTATTCACTACTCGTCCAGCACCGCCGACATTCTGGATTAGACCGGATGAATATTCTGTAGCAGAAACAGTCCGCTTTACGAACTGATAATCAACATAACCGAACTGCATGTTAGAGTTCGCCTGGCGATACTGCTCCATCATCTCCTGGGGATAGAAAATGTAATCACTGATTAACTGACAATCAGTACGGACAAGAGAAGCATCCTTGGTTAAATCCGTAGCGTTCGTGCAGGAGACCCTCTTCGAAAGAACTCCTGTCTGATAGGGAGTGAAAGTTAAATGAATACTAACTTGTTCGCTCATCATAAACAGGGGCAACTGATTTGTTTTTAAGAATGGGAAGAGGTCTGCTAACATGATAGAGAAGGTTGGTTTATTACTTTCTTTTTGATAATCAAAAATAGTCCTGGATGGGTCAGGGATCGCATCCTTCGTGATCGGTTTAAATACATCGGGTGCAGCACCCTGGAGAACAGCATTTAGACCGTTGTCAATCTGGATACTCTTGGCTTCAGTAATGCTCTCCGTGATAGAGGCACTGTTAGAAGCAGAAGCAAAAGAAGCAGAACGTTCATCAAGAGTAGGGGCAATCGCCATCATACGCCCTGACATAACTCCTTCACGCTCCTTAATAGCATCCGGAGGCAGGAATGTAGTTTCATATGCAGCGAAGTGTGCATAATCTTCAATTTCACAAACAGTCTTTGTGCCGATGCGGAGAGAGGCACGTTGGATTAAAGAATGAACTCCAACTCCAGCAGGGAAGAATGCTCGTCCTTGATCGTCAGTGCCTGTATCACCGGCAGTAGCGAAGGTGATTCGTGAATTGCTGTGAAGAATGCCTTTATTATCTAAAACGAAACGTGCTTCACGCTCCGAGAAAATTACAGGGTCAAGAATATCTGTCTGAACATTAATAGCAGTATCAGTCGCAACTGAACCGATTTTAACAAGGTCTGGGATTTGAGATGCTTGAGGGGCAGAAGGTGTTTCCATTATTATATTTAATGAAAATAAAAAAATTTAGGGTTAATTTTAAAATATGGATTTACTTCATAACCTGAATGCTGTTCTCGCTGGATACGATGGTCTGGCGTGAATGAACAAACAAGAATACAGCATTAGGATTATCGCTCGTTAGTTCTACGTCTAACTGAACGCCGAAGGGGACTTGTGCGAAATCTATCCCCTGGTTTGAAATAGAGTCGTAAGCAACTCCAATGCCCCAGGATGAACCTCCCTTGATAATATCCTTCGCCTGTGCGTAATTAGTGCCGTATCCAATAGAGCGGAAAGTATCCGGACCAACCGAACTCCGGTTAATCTTGGCGAAGTTCATAACAGCGTTCATATAATTACGAACAATCTGGGCGTCTGCCGTTTCATTAGTGAAGCCAGGAGTTTCGTCTTTCTGGAGAGTATCAATATTATATTCTAATGGGACTCGCTGTCCTGCTCTGGTGAAAACTAACTGATTCACCTGTGCCCTTGAAGCATCAGAGTTAGAGAAACCAAGAGTTGCTAAACCGTCCCTTGTGAAATTGTTAATGTGCGAAGAAGGCACAACATTCATAAATGCTCCAAGAACAGAGCGAAGTCCAAGATTAAAATTCAGGACAGCATTGCGAGAATTAATAGTATTGTAATAAGAACTGATAGAATTGTAAGTGAAAGTATTTGTCATCTGCGGTGTGAAATCTTCACCTGGACGCTGGACTTCACAAATCAGGCGAACATTTGAAAGTTCATAATAAGCATCAAGGAGAGCAGTATCAGTATTGCCTCCAGAAAATAAAACATTCTGGTCTGGCGAAAGTTGGATTTCAATTAGAAGTCCTCCAACTCCCCATGTATTAGAAAGGGGGATTGGTTCTTGTCCTAAAAATAGACCGCTGACAAGAGGGATACAGAAAGAGTTGGGTGAATCACCGCCTGAAGCCGATGCTCCCTGCGTATTCGTAATCACTCCTAACTGCTGTGCCTTGTAGTTAGGGAAGCGGAGAGCAGTCTCGTATGCATGACAGGCGAAGTCTCCCTGCGACTGCGTCACCGACAGATACGACGACATGAAACGATTGTGATGATTAATAGTTTCTATGGTCTGCGAAGAACGCTGGGAGAAAATAGAAAGAGTATCAATTACAGAATGAACGCCAAGACGCTCATTCATACGAATATCATCCGTTTCAAGGGGGATGATTGTATCATTCTTTTTTACAGTAATTTCACCGCAGAGGCGAACAGAACCTGGGACAATAAATCTGTCCTGTGCTCCAATAAGAAGTTGGACGGTCGGCTGACCGTTCTTGTATGAAAGTTTTCCATCACTTGTGATATTGCTTGGGACGATTTCTAAATGCTGATTAGACATATTTGTTATATTAAATATTTTATTTTGAAGTGAATTTTAAAAAAATAAAATATCTTATAAATGGTTAAAATGATAGTTAAAAAGAGTAATAAACCTGGAAAAAAATTAATGGCGGTTTTCACCAAGGATAATGGACGAACAAAAACAACGCACTTCGGTGCAGCAGGGATGGATGATTATACATTAAAAAAAGATAAAGAACAAAGAAAAAGATATAGAAGTCGACATAAAAAAGATCTATCTACTGGGGATTATACAAGAGCAGGATATTTAAGTTATTATATTTTATGGGGCGATTCTACAAGTCGTAAAGAAAATATATCAAGTTATAAGAGAAGGTTTAAGTTAGGGTGAATCTGGTTCTTCAATTGGTTCTTCATCATCACAATACTCCATGATTTCTTCTTGATAACATTCTGTAATCATTTCATACATATCTGTTTCACCTTCTTCAAGTTCATATGTTTCTCCAATATGAACCACCTTGACATAATTGGCTTCAGGACAACTGATAAATTGGGCGACAGCAGAGTATCCACATCCATTATGAATGAAACATCCGTCCCTTTTAATTACATAATCCTCCCAATGATCTCCGCCTCCAGCCATCACCGCACGATATTCACCATCCTTCACACTGAAACCATATGACCTCGCCCAGTCTGAATCTTCTTTTTCATATTTAGATAGTTCTTCTTCTTCATCGCTTTCTGAAAGATAATAATCATTTGTTTCCAGGGTTCGCCCATCCTTCAATACAACTTTTCTTCCAGCGTCAACATAATAGTCAATTTGTGATTCCTTGTATTGTTCTGGTTCTTCATCAACCCATTCTTTTTCTTCTTCGTCCCACATTTTATCTAAAAATTTCATCGCTTCTACTGCATCCAACTTCATTTCTTCTTCTTCTTTTAGTTCCTTGTTTTCTTGTTGTAGTTTCTCCTTAATTACTACTTCATTAACAATGATGACTTTTTGTTCTTCAATTTGTTCTAGAAGTTTCTTGTTTTCTTCACACCACTCCCCAAACTTCTTGTTCTTGTGAGCGATTTCTGTTGTTAGTTCTTTGTTCTGTTTCATAAACTTAAACATATTCTTCTTATTGACTTCATTTTCATCCTTCACGATTTGGAGTGCAGTATTGGATGTAAGGAGTTCTTCTTTGAGTTTCTTGTTCTCCGCCTGAACTTCGTTCAGATAGTTAATGACGTCCTCCATACCCAGAATCAGTTCAACTCCCATTCTTGTTATGTAATACAAATAACTTTATGCAACAATCAAATTTTTTTATGTTTTTTTTATTTCTTCCTTGTTATGTTATTACTACTTCACTTATTTAAACTATCAAATTTTTTACTGCAAACAATCAAATTTTTATGCTTTTTTATTTAGTCCTAACTATAACCAGATGCTAATTCTTTTCTTTTCTTTGCGAGTTCTTCTTTTTTCTTTTTCTGTTTGGCGATCGCTTCTTTCACATTAGGAGGTTTCTTTTTATTTGCTTCTTGTTTCGTAGCGTCAAATGCTAAACGACTGCCGACAGGTTTGCCCTTACGAGCATTTCCCTTTTTAGTTGTTTTCTTAACCATAGGAGGTTTATCGCCTCCAGCGATTAGTGCCTTCTTTTTAGTTTGTTTCTGGGGTTTCCTTTCACCTTCAGGAGCAACAGATTTAGTTTGTTTTTTTCTTTCAATATTATTCATAGTTCTTTTTACAATTCTTTTCTTTTCATGGTCGACTTTGTATCCTTGTTTTTCTATTTCAGTAATAAGTTTTGCTCTTGATAATGTATCAATCCCTTTAATCTGGGACGCTTTGTTGTGCTGACGTGCTAAATTACGTATTTCATTGAGAGACATTTCACCTGCTTTAACTCTGGGCATCTTTACTTTTATAAAGATTATAATAAAAAAAAAATAGAATGAAAAATATTAATTATATATGATGAAGAGGATTGTGCGACTGGTTCGCAAGAATGCCGAATTGCTGAAACGCTGCAGGAGCAGATTGAGGGGGAGGAGTTGCGTCAGGTTTATCCTTTTCATCTTCCTTTTTATCAGCGTTGTCTTGTTCCATTCCAGATACAGCACTATCTACTGCTGCAAAGATATTCACCGCTGCAGCGATAGGTGCTAATGCTCCGCCTGTGAAAGCAGTTGCTACATCCAGTGCTCCACCGAGAACAGTCGCAGCGTTGCCGACAACAACCCCAGCATTTAGACTTACATCATTCCCTGCTGCATCCTTTTTCTTTAGAAGACTTCCTGTATCCAGTAAATTATCTGCGTCCTGATAAAGAGCAATCCCAGCACCGAGTGCCCCTAATCCTTTTGCTCCAACCTTTGCGAAAGTTTCACCGCCTCCTTTTACTAATGCCGAAGCAACAACTCCCTCTACTCCTGTGAGGTCTTTTACGGCAGTTGCCCCTTGACCGAATAATTTAGTTCCTTCACCTACTTCTGCGAGTGCTTTTCCGGCGACTTGTCCTGCCTGTTTAACTGTTCCACCATATTTTAATACAGTCCCTGCTCCTTGAACTGCTCTTGCTCCTGCTTTTCCAACAGAATATACTTGGTCGACTTTCGTGACGTCGCTTTCTGCATCAGATTTAATATCAGCATCTTTTTTATCTTGTTCCCTTCCGTCTAATGTTTTGAATGCGAGAGTTTGCGTTTTCCATCCATTCAAACGCAACTCACTCATATCCCTTGATTGTTGTCCCAGTTGATTTTGAATGGCGTATCCTGACATATTTATATAGAATAAATATATTTTATTTTTATTCAGGACTATTTAAAATTTTAGAACCTTCCGCAATTAATTCTTCAAAGTTTCTAAATGCTCTTGGGGGATTACTTTGAAAATCCATATGTAGAAAATCATATCTGTTAGGAGTTGCCTGAGCGTATATTTTTAACCAATTATCACCTCCGCCAAAGACATCTCCGTACTCCTCCGCCATTTTGCCGAGTTCTTTCTGGTTAGGGAATGGAGAACCTACAATTACATTAGTTGCGTTCTGTCGTATGATTGGAGAACATGCCCTAAAATTCTGTGATGAAATAACTAATAGTTTTATATTGAAATGCCTGAATCTTGAAGCAAGATGATTAATCTTTGCCTCCCTTCTAATTGAACCTAAACAATCATCAAGAACAACAGCGATTTCAGGTTGCTCTTCTTTATCAAAAGATTTCTGGGTCTTGACAAGACCTTCTATAATAGAGTCGTCATAATGATCGTGAGTATCAAATGCTTTTCTTAAAAATCTGGATGTAATATCATTTGCGATTGTATTAGAAATAATAGTTGTATTATCAAATCTGTCTTGTGCGTCGTAGAACTGATCGTTTAATAACATATTAGAAATTAATGTTGATTTCCCTGTGCGGACTGGTGAAACTAAAAGAACTAATGCTCCTCCGCCGAATCCGTCCACTTGAGGCAGGTTAGGATGGAGAGGAGGTTTGTTTGATTTTATTGCTTCTGGGTCTTTGACTGGGATTACTTTGGGACCGCTGGATGCTTCCATATTTTATATTTCTATATACATAATATTTTATATTTAATAATCACAAAAAGCAATTCGCCCAGACATCATTCTTCAATGCTCTATTAACTTCCTTGAAGACTTCTGCGTCGTGCTTCTGTTTTGCTAATGCTTCTGCTTTCACCTTCTTCCGCTGTTTCCTTAATACTTCTACTCTATTCACAGATTGTTCTACTGCTCTTGATACAGCATCATCAAGGTCTGACTGTGAATATCCCTTTTCAACGACAACTGGTTTTTCTACGATTTGAACTTTCGGCACAAGTCTTTCTTCTTCATCATCTATAGGAGTTTCTAATTTCTTACGAAGTTTCTTACGCTCACGCTCCCTCACGGCTTCAACAAGATCTTTGTCTGACTTTTCTTTTGCCTTTGCTTCTTCTTTTTCTTTCTTTTTTCGTAGGCGAGTTTCTTTTGCCTTTTCCCTGCCCTTTGCGAGTCTTTCTAATTGTTCAGGTGTGCAAGGACCTCTTTTTTTTCTTGTTCCAACCCCTGCCTTTGTTCTTCCTTTTGGTTTTTCAGGTGGAGGTTCTTTTTCTAAAATAGTTTTTACTTTCGGCGGTGAAAAGATTTCATCCTGAGGGATTTTAGGTTTCTTTTTTGGTTCAGGGATAATTTGTTCTTCTTCTTCTTCTTCTTCTACTTCATCATAATCTATTTCTTCTACAGGTTCGTCAGGATCATCATCAGGTTCTTCAGGGATAGACATAGGATCTTCTTCTTCTGCTGGAGGTTCTTCAGGCATTACCATTTCAGGGAAACAATCTGTCATTTTATATTATTATCAAATAAAAATATTATTATGACTAAATTTTAAAAATAATGACTAATGAATGACTAATCGCAATTATGTT